AGGAATGCTGACCAGAGTCGTGCTGTTCTGGACATATTGTCTGACGGGTGTCCGTAGTCCATTCCACGATCTTGTATTGTTGCTTTGGCTTCATTAAGGAACTCACTTGCATTCACACTCTCACCTTTTCTTTTGATTCGTAGTAATCCCGGACAGCTTTACGTCCTTTGAGATACCCTATCCTCATGCCGACAATTCGGCCAACATGGAAATACAAAACAGCCATAGCAATCATGACTAGAAAATCACCTACTGATGGATCGAACATCTTTGCTCCCTTGTCGGTTGGTTGGCCCGACGAGATAAGAATGCCAGATCGCTAGGCTAGGTCAATAAGATTTTGATAACGAAACGGTAACAATTCTGAGTCGTCGATGTGGTCATCGATGTCCCGATCTAAGTCGTTATCTAGGTCGTCCATAGCGACGCCCGTGGACTTGGAATGTTCCATCCTTTTCGATGTAAATTAGATCGACTTGGACGTTCTTTCCGTTCTCTGTGACGATAGCGAAGGCTTGTTGCCAGTTAGGCGTTGAGACGTATTTAGCGGCTTTTAAGTCCATTGCGTGTCCTACTTCGACTCCATGGAGAACTCGTCTTAAAACCCCGTTAGAAGCCTCAGAATGGGCACTTCTACCAGCCCTATGAGTGTGTCCCATGATGACGTTCTGGCCATGACGCTTGGCTTGATTAAGAGCTGATAGTCCTGGGTTTGGATTGAGGCTGCCCAAGTCGCCATGAATGGCGATCCAGCCTTTAGCGATAGGCATTGGGGTTGTCCAGAACTTGACTCCCATTTCATCAAGTTTCAAGAACTTCTCGAACTTCAATTCTGGCAAGGATAGGAATGCAGGAATCTTCTTCATGATGACTTTATACAATCGATCCGTATGATTAGAACGCACCATGTGGGCTTCCTTGGAATATTCGAAGAGCGACCATAAGACATCGACTGTCCGATCGCGATCCTCAGCTAGTGTCTGCTCGTACCAGCCTGGGGTATTTTCTGTCCATCGACTGATCTGTGGGAGATCGATTTCATCTCCGATAGTAAGGACAGCATCGGGGCGAAACGCCTTAATAAATAGACTGAGATTGCGTACAACATGTGAATCTTCGTAGGGACATTGCAGGTCTGGAATGACTACGGTTCGTTTCATTAATCCTCATCGTCGTCTTCGTAAGGTAGGCGATCCACTCGGTCGGGGATCGATGGCATAAGCCAGTCTGGGTAAGCATCTCGGTCAGTAATAATCGCCAGACATAGATCAACGGCAAAACCTGCTCGCCTGAGACTCTTATAGAACTCATGCATGCAGATAGCGTATTGATCGAGCTGTGAGTAAGTATCGAGATCGATGACTTTCTTTCGTGCCATGGTAAAAATTATCGCTCTAAGAGGATGTTATAAATCTCATCGACACGCGAGTTAAGTCGCTTAATTTCCGACAGAAGATGTGTAATCACATAGCCTGCAAGCCCACCGATGACGGCAAGGCTGGCGAAGTAGAGAGTGAAGAAGTTTTCCTGAGTCATTTTTTAGGGCTCGCGTATCCAAATACTCCAGCAACGATCGATCCAAGAATGGCGCGATAGTCCAGAGCGAAGTTAGATGTTGTACCCCAGACGGCTAGGAATGCTCCGATTGAGATTACTACTGGGTGCTTCATGTTCATTCTGTCTCCTGATCTGGGATGTCGATTTCTTCAACGATGTTGTTATTTGGCTTGGATGGGTCGTAGCCGCCTAGGCCATAAGTAGTCACTCTGCTCATTATTGCGCCCTTAACATTGGTGAGATTCCTGCTGTAGTAGTGCCATTAGCAACGGTTCCAGCAGTTGCAAAAGCACCTGTAACGCTTGCCTGAGTAAAATAAGGAACGGTTGTGTAATCCGTTAAAATCGGTTGGCCGATGTAACTTACTGTTACTGAAGCTGCTAAACCATAATAAGTGTTGGTTGTAGCCGCAGTTTGACTATTAGCGGCGAGAAAATACATACCTGGTTGCAAAGCCTGACTGATGGTAATAGAACCTGTTTGGAATGCAGATGTTAAGGAGATCGTCCCAGCATCTAAAACTAGAGTCGATGGCTTGCCACTTGTAGAATTGTAAATGCCTAGTCTGACCACAGCACTACCTGAAAATCCTGTACCTGCTCGCGCTTGTATTCTGTCGAATGTAGTGGTGACGGGTACGAAAAAAGGAACATAATAAGTCGTATTTGCGACGGCGGTTGTGTTTCCTTGGATTCCGCTGTTAGTAACGCCTCGGTAAAAATATCCGGACATATATGGAGATGAGTTTGCTACTGCCGAATCATAAGCACTTTTTACTGAATTAGCAGTCGCAGCTGTAGTCGTGGATGTCGAGGATACTGAGTCGGTTAGTTGCAACGCTCCAGCGGCAGAAGTAGTACCAGCCGAGATTGAAAGATTGGCAGCACTAGAAGTTCCAGCATTGGTAAGTGGAGCATTGACTGTGACTACGCCAGATGGGCCTTGTGGGCCAGTATCTCCTGTATCGCCTTTAGCACCAGTTGCGCCTGTTGCTCCAGTATCACCTTTATCGCCCTTGTCGCCTTTAAGTCCAGTTGAACCAGTCGGACCTTGTGCGCCTTGCGCTCCTGGGTTTCCTTGAGTGCCTTGTAAACCTTGTGGGCCTTGTGGTCCTTGTGGTCCTTGAGGACCTTCTGGACCCTGTGGACCCGGTGGGCCACCCGGATCTCCCTGATCTCCCTTTTCGCCTTTAGGACCGGGGAATAGGTTATTAGAGCTGATCGTTACGCGACCCATTACTTACCACCTAACATCGGAATAGTAGAAAAGAACGAACCATCGAGATCGCCCGTCTTAGTGAAAGAAACATGGAGATGGTGATTGTGCGGATTAGATCCCTTGTAAGGTCTCCAACGCCAGCCCAAGCGAGACGATGCAATTCGCCCAGCGAAGATGATGTAAGCAATTCGCTTCTCTCCAGCCTTGGCCGCGAGTCGAATCTGATCTGCAATATTTGGCATGAGGTCGGGCTTGCCTGACTTATGGACATCTCGATCGACATCGATGGCTCTAACAATTCCAGTCTCTCGATCAGGATTGTGGTCACTAGGACGCGCTGAATGACGGAGATCGCCGATCCAACCATCGGAACGCCTATCACGATCAGGGAAGGAGTCATCGAACTGTTCCCTTAATTGTTGGCCAGCCTTGCATAGAATAGGTTTCATTATTCAGGAATCGCCTGCGTTTTGACTACGTTTAGTAATGCATCTGCAACGGCCTTCTGAGTCAATTTGTTCTGCTTAATCTCTTCAGCCGTGAATGATCGAATAACCGCTTCGCCAGTAATTGCGTTGAATTCATTAACTTCGTTCATGCTTCCATACCCCATAACTTCCATGATCCATCAGTAAACGATCCGCTAGTTAAAGCGATGTTAATGCTAGAGATTGCTGAACCACCGCTGTAAGTTCCGCCGATTGTCTCGGTACGATCTCCAACGTAGCTCGAAGTAATCCAGTCAGATAACTGACCCTTAAAATTTAGTTCCAAGGCTTTGTTTCCTGTGCTTTGTGCATTAGTGATCTTGAACGCGCCAGATGAGAAATACATCGTAGTCATGCATCCAACGCATCCGTAAGTGCCTTGTAGAGAAGATCCCAGATAAGTCGTTCCGCTTAAATCCTGAGTAGAAAAAGCATTATAGTTTGCTGACGTAGAATCGCTGTTAAGTCTAAATAAGATTGATTGTTTTGCTGAGACATTCACATTATTGAAGGTTAGTAAGAGTTCTTTATAGGTTCCACCAAGCCCAGTAAAGGCCACAGTCGAGCCGCTGGTACTAGTTACTCCACCGATGTAACTCCATGGGCTGGCACTCAAAGTCACCCATTGAAAGTCCATATCTGTCGCGGAAGCCTTTTTGAGATACTGCCCTGATGCTCCACCCTTGAGATCGACCATAGAAGAATCGATAGCAGAGCCAAGGGTACGGATCGCTAGTGCGCCATCCTTGACGTAGCCTGTGTTATCAGGCGTCGTCCATCCGAAGTTAGTTGTTGTTGCCACGCTTGCCCCTAGTCATCGTAAGTGTTCCATTGTACCGTAGAGCCCACGCCATTCCATGTAAGGGACGCTGAGACGTCCTGCCAGCGAGAAGGTGTGAAGCTGTAGGTGTAGTCGGTTGTGTTAAGCGTCAAGATCATCTCGTATTGATTGATCGAGAATGTGTATCCTTCGACGAAGCCTTTATAGGTAGTGTTCTTCAAGGCGATTGGTAGGGCCGTTACTTGGATTGGTTCGCCCATGCTCATCGAGATGTAGAAGTCTTTAAGAGCATCTGAGACGTTAGGTGAGTTGATCGGAATCGTGAATGAGCTGAGAGAGGTTCGAGGATAGGCTCTGAGAGTCACATAACGATCTGCCTGAAGTTGAGCATCTGCCGCATCGTGAAGTTCAGTA